CCGACTCCATCGCCGGAAGCATCGGTCACGATGGTAACGCTTGCGCGAGTGACGTTCATGTCATTGACCCTTCATGTATGCAGCTATCTAGATCGTTCGTGTCGGGACGAACGATCCGATAGACACACCGCTTACTGAGCAGTGATCTCGACGTTGGCGTGGATGCGCGGAGCACCGCCTGCACCGCCGCCGGTAACGACGCACGAGATCTTGTCTCCGACGACCACAGTGTTCGCCGCGGTCGGGATACAGGAGTCCTGATCGCCTGCGCCGGAAGCAGCGGTCGCAATCGTGATCACGCCGTTCGTGATGGCGTTGCCGTTGATCGACCAGGTCATCGTGATGTCGGCCGTCGAAACTGCCGCATCGATGATGCTGTCGATCAGGGTGATCTTGCCGGCATACTTGGCGGTCATATAGTAGGTGGCTTCAGCGGAACCGTCTGCGATGTCCAGGGACTGGTACCGCTTGGTCAGGTTGAGGTCGTCGCCGGTCGGGCCTTCGATATCGCCGCCCTGGAGCTTGATCCGACCACCGGTTTTGAGGACCAGTGCGTTCCCGCCCTGTTCCAGATAGACATTCACGTTTTCACCAGACATGTGAAAAGCTCCTAGGGGTGAGATGGGGGTGAACTACTGCCCACCCCCAAGGTTGATGTTACACCGACGCCGGATCGTTGAGCTCGGCCCAGTCGATGAAGGCCGTGTCGAGCGCAGCATCGAGGATCGGCCGTTCGGCGCTGTTGTACTGGATGGCGAGGATGCCATCCACGACCGCGTTGGCCGTGCCGCGCGCGAGCGTCGCATAGACATACTGGTCACGCGGCTTCTGGATGTCGAGAACCAGCATCTTGTTGTCGGCGTTGGAGGCGCCGGCCGTGAGACCTGCGCTGCCGGAATATTCCGTCGGCGACACGGTGTCATTCGTGTCGTTGCCGAAGGCCTTGAACGCCAGAACAGAGGTGTCAGTGACGTCGCCCAGCAGGGCCAGGAACATGACCGAATCGAAGCCCTGCATGTTCAGGATGTCGGTGGTCAGGGTGGAGGTACCAGCAACCGCGCTGTTCTCCACGCGCGTGATCTTGCAATCACGGAGCATATTGAGGTTCATTGGGGTGGCCTCCTTGGCCGAATGTTTGAAAGCGGGCCCCGTAGGACCCACCTGTTGTTGAAGAAGCCTTAGCCGGCTCGCAACAGTTACGCGGCCGAGACGACCATCAGGGCGAGGGCCTCGAAGTCCGTGACGTCGCCGCCGACGCGCTTGCGCGAGTAGAACTCGACGAACGGCTTGGCCGAGTACGGATCGCGGAGGGTAGTGATGCCCAGCCGGTCGACGATCGTATAGGCCTGGCGCCAGTTGCCGAACGCGATCGGCAGCGCGGAAGCAGCAACGGCCGGCATGTCGTCGGCCATGTTGACTTCGTAGCCACCCAGCACGGACGGAGCACCGACCGTCATCGACGGACGCCACAGGTACTGGCCCTGGCCGTCCTTCAGCAGCATCACCTCCATCACCGTGGAGCGCTTCATCAGCCAGCTGGCGCCGGCCAGGTAGGCCTGCTTCAGGTAGAAGGGAAGCTTCACGATGGCGTCGGCAGTGATGCCGGTAGCAGCGAGAGAGGCATACTGGGCGATCGTGCCGCGAGCACCGGCAGAGCCTGCCGTGTAAGTCAAAATGCCGCGCGGCTTGTTGATGCCGTTGCCGGAGATGAACGCGGTGGCTTCCGTGCGGCCGAACTTGTCGGCGACCTTGCCGGCGAGCCAGGCTTCGACGTTGATCGAGGCGTCTTCGAGGAACTTCTGCGTGGCCTTGGGCTTGGCGTAGATCTCGTGAACCGGGATCTTCTGCACGCCGACCTGCGGAGTGCCAGTCTCGGAACGAGTCTGCGTTTCACCGACCCAGCCGGTGTCGAGTTCATCGATGTCGACCGGGATCTCCAGCTCGCTGGTACCGATCGTCTCGATCGAGGCCAACCCACGCATCGGCGAAGACTCGAAGATCTTCTGGATGATGCGGGCCGAGCGGGCAGTCGGAGTCAGATAGCCGCCGTCCGGGTTGGAGCCGACGGACAGCGCCTTCTGGTCGACGAGCGGATGACGATCGCCGTACCGCAGGTACGGATCGTAACCCTTGGCCCACAGCGCATATCCGGCGTGATCGATCTTGTCGATGTCGGGACGATTGGCCGGGTTCAACTGCCCCTTCAGGGAGAGCATGGTCTCCTCGAACGCGTAGGCCTCGTCGCGAGCCTTCTTCTCGGCATCGCTGGAATTCCCGCCGGTGGGCAGACGCTGGAGGGCAACGTCGAGCTTGTCCATCTGCTCCTGCATCGACTTGGTCGACGCTTCCAGGGCAGACTGCTTGGTGGCCACAGACGCCGACAACGCCTCGATCTGAGCCTTGATCTCGGGGCCGATGGCGCCCTTGGTTTCCTCGGCGAGCTTGCGCACGTCGGCCAGGTCCTTGGACATGGAGTCCTTGAGGCTCTTCATGTCGGTGCCGTACTGCTTGATCTCGCGGTTGATCTCGGCGAGCACCGGATCGTTCCCGTCGAAGCGCGCGACGTTCAGGCCGAGCGCGGCAATCGAGACAGACGCTGACAGAGCGCCAATCATCTTGCGGTTCATTTGAAGTCTCCTTATTGGGTGAAGCCGCTACGAGCTTCTCGCAAGCTCGCTAGCAGTGAGTCCAGTCCTGCCGCCTCACGCGTAGGAGTAGTCCTTCCAGCCTCACGCTGGAAGTATTTCTTGACAATCGCAGCCGCGCTCACCGCGTCACGATTGCTCAGCCCGCCCTCTTTGAGCTCACGCTCAAGTTCGCGAGGGTCCAGCTTGAACGTCGACTTGACGTCCGTCACGCGCGCAACGTCCAGCATGGGGAACGTCACGCACGAGATCTCGAACAGATCGACCTGCTTCAGCCTGCGCACACCGGTCGACGTGTCGTATTCGGAAACCTTGGTTCGGAAGCCGATGCTCAAGCCGTCGATCACACCCTCCTTCATGAGGGAATGGATCTCGTCGGCCTTGGACACGCCCTTGGCGAACTTGCCCTCGACCCACAGCCCCTTGTCGTCTTCCTTGAGCTGGATGTAGTGGCCAATCGGCATGCGGCTGTCATGCGCCCACAGCATCGGAACCTTACGATTCTTCGTGCCAAGGTCAGACAGCGTCTGCGCGAAGGCCCCGCGTTCAACAATGTCAGCGCCGTCGTCCTGGATGCCGAAGATCGAAGCATAACCTGTGAAGGTTCCACTCTCGGTCAGAGCCTTGAGCTCAATGCGAATGTCGTGGTGTTCAAGAAGGTCCATGTCTTGGTCCTTAAGCTCTCGCCGACTGGCGATAAACGTTTGTGGGGTTAGTCAATCTTTGCAAACGCGGCAGCTTCTTGGTCGCGAAGCTGTGCCAGGGTCAGTCCGTTCAGGTTGCTATCAACAAACCTGTCAAGCGTCACACCGCCTTCACGAAACAGTGCACCGCGCGTTGTGCCAAGGATCTCGTCCTGAACGTGCGCAGGTTGCTTTTCAAGCCAAGTCTGGTAAGTCTCAGTGTCAGGAACTTGTCCATCCATTGAAGCTCGAGTTCCAGCAGGCAAGTCAGTAACGTTGAAGCCCAGTTCTTCCCACGACTTCGTCACTGGCGCGGTAGTCGATCTGCAATTGAAATGCGCAGGAGGGCGCGGGCCTACACCAGGTTCGAACACCTGACCGTCTAGCGCCTGGCAAATGTCGCTTGTGCGCATGTCCAGGGTACTTGTCCAACGAACACCCTTGATCACATCACTGTTGTTCTTGTAGACCTCTTCACGGGCCGTTGTGGCAGTGTGGTTAATAGCAGTTCGCACAAGCCGCTCAATCGAACGGCGGGGCTGTTGCAATATACCGTCCGTGTACTTAGCCGCGCGGGTACCGCGTAGCTCACGGACAATCTGCTCTGTAGTACGACCGTTCACAAAGCCCTGGCGTAGCGTCTCCCTAACCGGACGCATAATCGTTTCAGGCAAGTCGCGATAGTAGTCTTTGAGAATCGCGCCTTCAAACGGACGAGCATGAACAGCAGCAAACAGCATCTCTGCCGTAGGCGAAGCAATGTTCAGCTGAACAGGCAGACCCATAACAGCATTGATGGACTTGGCCACATACTCGCCTTCATGAGTCACGAGTTCTTCAATATGCCCGTCCAACGTTCCTGACAAGACGACGGCGGCTTCTTGATCGATTGCCCGAATGGAGTTCAGCAAGGCATCAAGCCGCGCTTGCGAGAACGTTCCGTTCCCGTTGTCGACTTCGTACTTGCTGATCTCAGCAATAACTCGAACTTGCGATCGGTTCAGAAGCCCTACGATCTGCTTGACCGTAGAGGTGCTGTATCGAATTAGACCGACCTGATGTCGAACTGCCGCGTTGAAAAGCTTCTCGTTGACAGTTGCCATTTACGGTGCGACAGGGGGCTTTGGGAGCGGGGTCGGAAGAGGTAGGTCGTCTTCCAGGCCGAGCAGCCCGTCAGACGTTTCCGTTTCGCCGTCAAGCTTCTCCTGTTCGTCCTTTGCAATCAAGTCCGCTGGCAGGACGCCCCATCTGCTAAGCTGAGTCCAACCAGTTTCTTTGCTCAGCTTGCCTGCATTCATAAGATCCTTGATAACACCAACCTCGTGTGACTGCGGATCGAAGTCAGGCCGGCCCTCGATAGCCTCGTAACCCAGCGCTTCGCGAACCTCGTTGCGCGTCACGATCTTCTTATCGAATAGATCGATGTAGGTCTTGCGCTTCTCTTCACGCCGAGGCGAAAGGGCGTCAATGCTGTCAGTGTCGACCTTGAGTGCAAGGCTGTCACCGAACTGAGGCGTAAGCCAGCTGTTCAGGTGATCGAGTATCCAGTCAAGAAGGGGAAGAACGGTCTCTTCGTAAAGGGCCAACTTGGCTTCGGCGACATTGTTGTAGGTGCTCTGCCCCGGGACAATCAATACGTGGGGCACGCCGAACGTATTGCAGATGTCGCGCGCGGAGTCGAGCTTGCTTTCCGTCATCTCGAGTTCTTCGAGGGACTGACCGATCTTGATCCAGTCAACGTTCCCGCCCAGCACCATCGGACGGCCAGCATTCTTGGATCCGGTGTACATCTGCTGCAGGCGAGCTTCAGCCGCGTCGATAATGTTCTGCGGAGCGTGCTTGACCTGTCCCTCCGAGGTAACGGGCTTTAGCACCAGCGCACCAGACGGCACAGCGCTGTTCTGCAGCACGGCCATGTTATGCGCTGAGGCTTCGTTATGCTGGTCAATTGAGAAGGCGCCTGCTTCCATGTTGGACAGGCCATACCAGTCGTCGATCGGATGAAACAGCTTCAGATGCTTGATGGGGGAGTAACCATTGACCTGGTCAACCTCCCACACATGCTTCTGCCCGTTGGCTTCGTACTCGTACCCGCTGGGCAGGCCCTTCGGGCCGGCGATCACGCGCATACGGTCCGGGCGCAGCGAATATAGTTCGGTTGGCGCAGCACCAGACCTTCTTGCGGACACACCCTCGATATAAGCGTTCCCCGAGATCTTCAGAAAGGTGATGAGACTTTCGATCAGCTCGGAACCAGTTTTCGTGGGAGACGGACGGTTAAGAAGACTCAGCAGCGCGTGCTCTTCAATCTCCTTCTTCGTCTTCTTGTTATAGAGGTCGATGTCGATTGACGCGGCCGACTGAGCGATCAACGTAATACAACGGAATGCGATTGCGTTCCGAACGTACCCTTCACGGGAGAACTGCTCGTAATTACGCTCATGCCATACGGGCTGGCCAACGTGAGTAAACGACACCACCTGACCCGTGGCACTCTCTTTGGTGCCGAACAGCAGTTTAGCGAATGTACGTTGAAGCAAGTTCACCTAAACACCATTGACTAGTTGATTGGCGTAGTGAGGATTTCCAGCAGATAAACACCTTCTGCTAAAGGTTCAACTATTTCGCCGCGCCCAGTGTTCCAGACGACTTCGTTGCCCCAGCAGATGACCACATGATTGCGTTTCTGAGCAGTTCGCCCTGACGCCATGTAGTAGAGGGCCTTGTTGGTTATCTTGCCGGCGCCTTCCAGGAATTCTTCGAACGACGAGGCCTGCAGGGGCACAGTGACCATCACGAGGCCCCGCTCCGTCAGCCAATCGAAGAGAGCTTGGTTTGCAGCTTCAGCAAACCCCCAACGATCTTCACCCTCGGGAGCGTCTTCGTAGAAATGCGGTACATCTTCAGGCGCAAGGTTCAGCAAGCAGGCAATAGCCGTGCGATAGCAATCGTCTTCCGTCAGCTGCTTCTGTAACAACATTTGCAGCGCCTCAATTGCCAATGTACCAAGAGAAGTCGGGTCGAGTTTTGATGATAGGCGCAAGAGCGTAGCGAATCGCGTCAATATAGTGATTGTGAGCGTCAACAACCACTTTGAGAATGTCTTGCGTCAACCGATCGACCTTGTACGAATACAGCCGAAACTCACGAGCCGTTCCTGTGCAACGAGGATGAATGACAACCTTGTCAAAGGAGCGTATGAACGCGATACCGTCTTCAACGCTGCCCGGCCACTTGTCGACCGACACGGAGTTGGGTAGAGGTGTCCTTGTGTCTTCCGAATGCTTTACAGCCTTCTTGAGATGGCTGATCGATTCAGGACGGGCACTGTCCCAACGGGTTGTCAGTTCCGCGAACCTAGGAATGTTGTCGCAGATAAAGGTGCCGGTATCGTCAAGCTCAAGCCCAACTTTTCCAGCCTCATGCTCAATCCACAGGCAACGATCACCAATCCACACACGAACTGCAACAGTCGGGTCCTGGCTGAAGCCAAAGTCACCGCCCTGATAAGGACCGTCCCAATGGGAAAGCGGTTCAAACTCGTCAACTGTGAACTTGCCGTGAAAGATCTGCGCTTCGGTACTAGTAAGAAACGCGCCTTCCCAGGTGTGCTCGTAAGTGTCAGGGCGGAGCCTTTGATCCTCCAGGCGCTGCTTGTTCAGCAGGCTTGGAAAATAGGGGTTGTCCTGCCAGTTGACGTCAGTAACTACACAGTCGTCTGCCGGGCTGTCAGCGAAGCGCCTGTGAGTAGCGCTGTCCGGGCTCTCCGGGTTGTAGCTGACCCAGTTCTCTGCAATCCAACCGGGTCCTTCCTCACGCAATGTACCGGTCAGCTTGCGCCAAGCGACTTCTGATACATTCTCAGCTTCGTCAGTCCAGTTCCCAATGATCCGGGCCTTGGACTTGATCGCGCTGTCAAGGTTGGTACGCAAGCCAGAAAAGACGTAGTCGATCCGCCGGTTCTTTGTGCGGATGTACTTCTCGCCTATGTCGTAATAGTCATGGAGCCAGGGCTCCGAGATGATTGCCTGCTTGATTTCTTCAAGCGAAGACTCTTCGAGCGAGTTCAGATGCTCGCGAGAGCTTAGAAAGACTCCGCTGACTCCCATCTCAGCAAGCTGATAGACGCGGATAGCACTGCGCTTGGCAAGTCCCCGCGTCTTTCCGCTACCGCGGCCACCTTTGAAGACCCTTGTACGGGCAGGCAGCACGAAGTTCTGCGTGATCTTTGGGATCTCGCGAACAGTTGCCTTAACCGGAGGCGCCATCGGCGGGCTCTGTAGGCAATACTGCCACCGGCGCCTCGGGAGGCACAATCTCGGGCGCCAGGAACTCGATCAGGGTGGGCTTGGGCGACATCGTGCCGTCGCTGGAGGTGTGGTCACTGATTTCTGCCAGGCCGAGATCGCGCGCAATCAGGTTGGCGTTCATCAAACCTGCCGATGCATAAGCAAACTTCTGCTCATACATCTGCGCTTCTGCCCAAAGCATGGCTTCGACCAGATCATGACGCTCACGCTTCCAACGGCTCCATTCGCTGCGATTGGTACCGATGAAAGCAACCAGCCCCGCGATAGTGTACGGGCGGACATGCTCGATCTCA